ACGGCTATGACTTCGAGAAGCACCAGTTTCGCTATGACGAGAACGGGAACAACATCACTGTGACGGAAGACGAAGCCATCAAAGTGTGGATCTATAAAGCCCTGATGACGGAACGGTACCGGCACCTGGCCTACCATGATGAATACGGCATTACCATTGAACCCTATCAGGGAACGATGCCCAACAGCGTCTATACGGCAGACCAGATTTGCCAGAACATCCGGGAAGGGCTGGCCGTCAATCCCTATATTGCCCGGATCAACCGGGTGGATGTGGAAAAGCGGGAGAAAGACGATTTGTTCATTCTGGTGGATGTGACATCCATTTACAGCGACGAGAGCATCACGGTTGCCGCAGAAAGGAGCCTTGCATGAGCGATTTGTTCGATGCCCAGACAAAAGACCAGATCGAGAGCCGCATGGTGCAGACCCTGCACACGCTGACCGATACGGACAAGACGGCCATCGAGGGTTCGTTTGCCCGGGATATGATTGATACCAATGCCGTGGAATTCGAGAACTGCTATGCCGAGATGGCCATGCTCCGGGATGCGGCGTTTGCCGAGACTGCCTGGGGCGATTATCTGACGCTCCGGGCCGAGGAATTCGGCATCCAGCGGAAACAGGCGGTGAAGGCCAATGGCAAGGTGACGGTCACCGGGCAGCCCGGGGCCTACATCATACGCGGCAGCCTGTTCCAGACCCAAGACGGGCTGCGGTTCTATACGACAGAATCTGCTACGATCCCGGCGGATGGAACGGAAGCAGACATTGCTGTCCAGGCCGCAGATACAGGGGTGAAAGGGAATGTGGCACCGGGGACGATTACGGAAATCCCGTATTCCATCCCCAATGTGTACAGCGTGACCAACCCGGAGAAATGCACGGACGGAGCCGATGAAGAATCCGATGCGGCCCTCCTGGCACGGCTCCTGTTCCGGGTCCGCCAGCCCATCACGTCCGGCAACGCCAATCATTACCGCTCCTGGGCCATGTCCGTGGACGGGGTGGGCAACTGCAAGGTCATCCCGCTCTGGAATGGGAACGGTACGGTGAAAGTCATCATCGTGACGGCAGAGAATGAATCGGCTTCCAGTGAGCTGATTCAGAAAGTGGCCCGGTACATCGAATCCCAGCGGCCCATCGGAGCAACCGTAACGGTGGTATCTCCGGCACCCGTATCCGTGGATATTGCGGCAGAAGTGTATGGCACCGTCAATGCAGATGCGGTGACGGCTGCCGTGTCTGCCTATTTCAAGAATACGGGCTTCAGCCTGTCTTACGTCAGCCTGGCCCAGATTGGCCGGCTCATCCTGGGGGTGAACGGCATCACGGACTACCGGAATCTGAAACTCAGCGGCAAGGCGGAAAACATCCGCCTGACCAATGAGCAGATCCCGGTAGTCGGAAAGGTGGTGCTGAACCTTGTCAGCGAATGAGTGGATGAGGCAGCACTCCATTGATGTGCTGGACTACCTGCCGAGGTTCCTGGGGAAAGATCCGATGTTCAAAAAGACAGCGGATACCTGCAGCACGGAGCATAACCGCCTGCGTCTGGCTTTGCAGGACCTGGCGGACAACTTCTTCGTGAACACGGCCACCTGGGCGCTGCCGCTCTATGAATCGTTCCTTGGTATCAAGCCTGGTGACGGGGATACCGACGAATTCCGCAGACAGCGGATTCTGTTCAAGTTGCAGCATGTGGATGTGTCCACGGTGGATTTCATGAACTCCATCATCAATTTGTACAGCGTCGGGCATATCGAGGAAGTGAACGAAGAATATTATTTCAAGGTGTATTGCATTATGAATGACGAGGATACAGAAACGCTACAGAAACTGATTGACCAGCTCGACATCTACAAGCCGGCCCATCTGGGCTATGCTATCTATCTGGGCTATTCCTGGAATGGGAAGATCCACTGGGATGGCGAGGCGACGTTCTCGACAGCGACGATTGTATCCGGGAAAGGAGTGACGGCAAGTGGCTGAGTATATCAAGGAGAAGTGGTCGGCGGATTTCCCGGACCGGGCTGGACAGGAAGTCCGTCCCACAGAAGCTGTGGAGAATACGCTGGATTATGATGTGCTTTTCCCTCAGTATCTTTCAGAAGACCCGGTCGTCTTCAATCAGCAGAACAAGACCGTGTCCCAGCTGGTCAGCAATGATGCCCGGCTCTATGAGCGGATTTCCGCGACGGCAGCTGACATCAACGCCCATCTGACCGATGCCAAGGCCCATGCCAGCGGCATCAGCGGCAATGCGGCCAGTGCGTCGAAGCTGCAGACGGGACGGAAGATTCACCGGGTGCTGTTTGATGGCACGAGGGACATCACCCTGCCGGATTTCAGCGGCTGCGGTGAGAAGACAGCAGGCCAGAGCGGCATGGTCCCGTCACCGTCTGTGGGGAAGCTGAATACCGTCCTGCACAGCAACGGCAGCTGGGGCAAGGTCACTTATGCGGATATGGACGAAGAGGCTGTGGCAAAGATCCAGGCTTGTCCGTTCCCTGTCAATGCTATCTACATTTCTACGGACGGGAAGAATCCCGCAACGTATTGGCCGGGTACGACTTGGGTAGCCTTCGCCATGGGGCGGTGCCTGATCGGGGCCGGGGCAGCAGACAGCGGGACCATGTACAAGGCCGGAGACAAACTGGGGGAAGAAAAGCACAATCTTACGATTCCAGAAACTCCGGCTCATGGCCATACAGTCGGAGACAGCGGAAATCATCGTCATTGGTCCTGCGGGGCATTGCCGCGCAACTTCCAGTGGGATGCCTGCGAAGGCAATGACGCACCTGTGGCGGTAGGCTATGGCGACGGCTGCTGGCATGGCAATCAGGTAGACGGGCATACGTCCTGGGATGGAAATCATTCCCACAGCCTTTCCCGGACGGGCGGCGGCCAGCCGCACAACAATATGCAGCCGTCCATTGTCGTGTATATGTTCCAGCGGACAGGATAGGGGGTGAGGAATATGGCTGAATGGTTACAGATGGCCGCGTCTCTGGTATCTGTTCTGATGCTCTGCGGCGTCATCTTCAACTTCAGCGTCATTAAGCCGCTGAATGAATCGGTGCGGAGCCTTAGGGACTGCATCGCAGAACTGCGCCGCCAGCTGTCGGATACGGAAGCCAAACGGCAGCAGATGGCAGAGCGGTTGTCCCGGGTGGAAGAAGCTACGGGGCACGTGCAGCATCGCTTGGATGTGATTGAGCAACGGCAGAATGAGTAGGAGGTGATAGAATGGGTTTTTCGGTCATTCGAAACCGGCTCTTTTTGACAAGAGGGGATTCTGCTGAAATCACGCTGATTATTCGGGACCGGGTGACAGGTGCCATCTTTATCCCAGGTCCGGATGATCAGCTTACTTTTACCGTTAAGCGAGAGCTTTCAGATGAAAAGACAGTGATAGAAAAGCATCTGGATAGTGGTATTCTGTGCCGAGAAAATGACTGTGTTCTGATCCTGATACCAGAAGATACAGCACAGCTTCCATTTGGAACCTATTGGTATGATGTGGAATTGGTGCTGGACTCTGGGTATACAGACACAATCATTCCACCCAGTCCGTTTATTATAACGGGAGAGGTAACAACCCATGGATAAGTATAAAGGCACTATAAAGGGAATAAATACTCTGCAAGGGATTCTATCCATGCCGGTGGTACCTTCCAGAAATTATCAAAAGAAAGTGGTCATTCCTAATAAAGAGAAACAAATCATCCGACCAGATGCAGGTTACGATGCCTTGCAGCGGGTTACGGTAGCTGCCATTCCGTCGAACTATGGCAGAATTAGCTTCAATGGATATGAGTTAAAGGTTGAGTAAAGGAGAATAACATCATGGCGAAAAATGTAAAAATCAATTCCGTAGTGTATGCAGAAGTCCCTCAAGTTTCGATTCCACTAGCAGAAGGAGAGGGAGCCGCCACATTTTATGATACAACGGGGGCGACTGCAGTATCTGCGGATATCCTGAATGGGAAAACTGCATTCTTGGGAACCGGTTCAGTGACAGGCTCTATGCCAGATAATGGGGCTGTCAGTGGCAGTATTGGCAAGGTGGACGGTTCGTATACTATCCCGGCAGGCTACCATAATGGCAAAGGCGCAGTTACCATCATGAACGAGGAACAAGCCAAGCTGGTCGCGGATAACATCAAGGCAGGTGTGACGATTCTGGGAGTAGCTGGCAAGGCTAGTGTGGTGGATACGGCAGATGCTACCGCAGCTGCGAGTACTATTGTGTCGGGTAAAACTGCCTATATTAACGGAGCGAAAGTGACAGGTTCCTTGACCTCTGTAGCAGTATCCCAGGATAGTCTGACCAAAGTGCTGACCATTGAATAGGAGGACTGAGCCATGAAGGTGGATGTTAAGATTGCGGGAGCTAATTACACGGAAGTTCCATCCATATTATTACCCCTTACAGCGGGAGGCAAAGCAAGGTTTTGCGAAGTGTCCGATACGACAGCTGAAATTGGAGATGTTGCTCGGGGAAAAAAGTTCTATACGGCCGATGGGGAACTGGTGGAAGGGACAGCGAACGTATCTGTTGGTGTGGATACCCGGAAGAAAATAACCCTGGTGCAAAAGGACCATCAAAAAATTACGATTACCTGCAATCATCCAGAGTTATCGCTGCAATATGATACGGATA